TCAATGACCAACCTAGTATCTAATACTGGTGCAGTTGCAACTGATACTACTGGTGTTGGCACTGCAAGGTATCAATTAGCAGCAGCAGGATTTTCATTAAGTTAAAATTATACTATATACTATATACATATTTAAAAAGGAGATTAATATGGCTTTACCAGACGATATAGAACAAACGGAACCCACAGCAGAAGAAATTGCACAAGCAAGGGAAAATGCTTTGGCGGCAGGGCGTCCAGCATCTTGGGTGTGGGACGAATCTGTGGTATCATATGTAGCACCGATACCTATTCCAACTGACGGATATCCGTATTTGTGGGATGAGACTGTTGGGAATTGGACTGCATTTCCAGGGTTTCCAAGAAATTAACATTTATTATTATTACATTATAGGAATATTATTATGGCTTCAAATCTAAATTCAGAATTTAACTATCGATATCAAGTTATCGGAAGTACTCCGTGGGAAAAGATAAAAACTCTACAAGGGTTTTTAGTTGGGCGGAAACGTGCAGCAGTCTTAGAGGAATGTGCGGAATTAAAATACCAAGCAAAACTTGAGGAGATAAAACATTTAAAAACTGTTCCAGCATTACCACATATTCTTCTTAATTTACAAGCAGATCTTTTAGAAACACAATCTCATTTAGCAGATCAAGCTCATGCATTTGAACTTAATCGAAAAGAGATTGTGATACTAGAAAAGTTAATGAATGAACTTTATATGGAAGTAGAACCAACTCGTTTAAGACACGAAGATGGTACTCCATACACTGATGATGAAATGTTTGAAGTAAATGCAAACTATGAATTTACAGTTACAGTTGGGCGTGAAATTCAATCTGAAATTATTGCTATGGGTAGACCAAGTCCAGCAAAGTTACTTAATGCTATGAGTAACCCTCAAACACTTGAAACACTTATGCAAATTGGTATTGTGCCACAAGGTACAAAACTATTAACTAAAGATGATGTTACCATTCAAATTACTAATGAATCTACTACTACAAAAATTACCGATGAGACTTTGGCCTTACAATAAATATTAATATGGCATTCCCAACATGACCATAAAATAATTAACAAGTTTTTATTCGAGGTATTAAATATAGTTCGGTAAAGGATGCGTGGGCGAAATCAACTAATTTTTATGTTAACCAGAAGCTTAGTGGATAATTTTAGAAATGTATTCCCTGGCATAGACATTGATAATATATCAGAAGGTAAAATTTTATCAGAATTAACGTGGGATGAAGACGTAGTATCTTGAAAACTTAATACTATTTCATAAATAACACATTTAAAAATGTATAAATAGTGATAGAGGGTTATATCCTTATCACTATTTTTTTTATTTGTGGAGAATTTATGATTGTTCAGAACCTAAAAGTTGTTCTTGCTTCAACTTTTCATATCAGTAATATCCTTGAAAAAAGAATTGTATCACATCGTAAATATGAATGGGTGTTAAGTTCATTCTTAAACAAATCGGCGGAATAAAATGGCAAACCCAATATCAAGAGATACATTAATAGAATATTGCTTACGAAGACTTGGGGCCCCAGTTATCGAAATTAATGTTGACGAAGAACAAGTATCAGATCGTATAGATGATGCATTACAGTTTTATCAAGAATATCATTCCGATGCTGTACAAAAAGTTTATTTAAAACATTTACTAACACCTACCGATATAGTAAACCAATACATTCCAGTAACAGATGCAACTATATCTGTGAGTAGAGTATTACCAATTTCTAGTTCACTGTCATCAAGTAGTATGTTCAGTGCAAAATATCAAATGTATTTAAATGACTTATATAATTTAAATTATATGGGATCACTTACAAATTACGTTCAAACAATGCAATACATGTCACTGATAGATACTATCATTAGTGGTTCCGGCACTGAGATTGTACAATTCAATCGCCATACAAATAAATTACATCTTAGAATGGATTGGTCTAATGTTATATCAGGGCAATATATTATTGTTGAAGGTTATCAAATTATCGATCCTGAAACATACACAGATGTGTACAATGATATGTTTCTCAAACAGTACGCAACTGCATTGATTAAAAACCAATGGGGTGCAAACTTAATTAAATTTGAAGGTATGGTACTTCCTGGTGGTGTAACATTAAATGGTCGTCAAATGTTTGATGATTCAAATGTTGAGATCGCACAAATACGAGAAGCCATGCAACTTGCATATGAGATGCCTCCAATGATGATGGTGGGATAATAAAAAATGGCAACTAGTGTATATTTTTCCCAAAATGTAAAATCAGAGCAATTCTTATACGAAGACATTGTTATTGAGTCTTTAAAGATGTACGGGCAAGATGTTATGTACATGCCAAGAGAGATGACCAGGGATAGATTATTAAATGAAGTAATTGAAAGTCGTTTCACTGATGCATACAGTATTGAAATGTATATTGAAGACGTACAAGGTTTTGGTGGTGATGGTGCATTGATGTCTAAGTTTGGTTTAGAGATGCGTGATCAGGCTACATTTATTGTTGCTCGACGTAGTTGGGAAAATTTAATTGGACTTTTTAATAATAATATATCTCATCGAAGGCCAATGGAAGGAGATTTATTATATCACCCATTAACACAATCGTTCTTCGAAATAAAATTTGTTGAACATGAACAACCATTTTATCAACTGTCTAATTTAACTGTATATAAATTACAGTGTGAATTATTTGAATATAGTAATGAAGTTATTAATACTGGTGATCCAGATATTGATAATTTGCAAAGGGTAGATGCTAATTCCACTATCATATTAGTAGATAGTGGAATTAATAATGGTATAGAATATATTATAGGTGAAACTATAACTCAAGAATTTTCAGAGTTCTCAATAACTGCTGAATTACTTAATATAGAATATATAAATGTTTTACAAAGAAAGATTTCGGTATCTAACATACAGACTTCTGACGGCCAATATCATGAATTTTTATCTGGATCTAGAATAGTCGGAACAGAGTCTGAAGCTAGTTGGAATGCTGTGACAATATATGACATATCAAACCAATATGTTGATAATACATTTATTGATAGTGGACAAGCACAGAACAGAGAATTTGAATTGTTGGCAAATGATTATGTAGACTTTAGTGAGAATAACCCATTTGGGGATCCAAGTCAAACATTTGGGCTTGTGTCGTATTCTTCAAATATACCAACAGCATTAAAACGAATGGATAGTTCAACTCACACAGTAGATTCTATAACTACGATGGATCAACTTTAAGGATACATAATAAATGGCACAATTAATAGTTAATACAGGTACAATTGCAAATGATGGTACAGGGGACACTCTCCGTGGTGCTGCAATTAAAATCAATACTAATTTCACTGAAATATATACAACGGTTGGTGCTACAGTAAATATCGTAGAGTTAAAATCAATTGTTGCAAATTCCACTGATTTTGTAGACTTCCAGTCTAGAATTGCTGCATTATAAGGAATATTTAATGTTTGGTGATCACTTCTATCATGCCACAGTACGAAGATTCGTTGCTGTATTTGGCACATTGTTTAATGATATTTCTATTATTAGAAAAGATTCTACAGGTGCAGTTAAATCTATTATACGAGTTCCTTTAGCATATGGCCCAAAAGAAAAATTCCTTGCCAGAATGGACGAAGAACCAGATTTAAGCATCCGAAGTGCTATTAAACTTCCAAGGATGTCTTTTGAAATTCTTAACATTTCATATGATACTCAAAGTAAGTTAAATCGTAATAATAAAATTCAAATTGGAGATAAATTATATTATACATTTGCACCATATAATATAAGTATTAACCTTTCTATTATAGCAAAGAATCAAGATGATGCATTGCAAATCATTGAACAGATTATCCCATATTTTCAACCAGAATATACTGTGACAATTAAAGAAGGTGTATCAGATACATTGAAAACAGATATACCAATCACATTATCTACAATTGATATGCAAGAAGATTATGAAGGCGATTTTATGAGTCGTCGTGCAATAATATATACATTATCATTTGATGCAAAGGTTAGGTTCTATGGCCCCGAACGTAACTCTAAACAAATTAAAACTGTTATTGTCAACACGTTCGATACAGATAATGTATTAAAAGGATATGAACAACAAACTAATAGTATCAATCCAACACAATCAAAATCTTCAGAAGAGTATACTATTATACAAGAGATAAATTTTTTAGATGATCCTAAACGTGCTGTGATAAACCTTCAGTCTTATGAATATGGTGGTAATGGTCAAACATATGTTTTGGTTGAACAAGTTATAGGTACAACTTCAGGAGCAATTGGTGTAGTACAAGAATATACTGTTGGTTCTCAATTAGTTATTGCCGTTACAAGTGATATTAATTTTATTCCAAATGAATTGGTTGTTGGTTCTATATCTGGAGCACAATGGGTATCAAAAGATTTTACTTTAGCTAAAGGGTATTAATATATTATGAGTACAATAAAGTCAGCAGAATTGCTAGACAAAATGGTTCAACACCTCCCAGTAAAAGATTCTAGGGATAATAAATTATCAACAAAACAAAATCTTGTAGAACAAGATGTAGATTCAGATTACGAATACTCAAGGAATACATACAAAACATTAGTAGATAAAGGGCAAATTGCAATTGACAGCATGATGGAACTTGCACTTCAAAGTGATCACCCTCGTGCATTTGAAGTTCTTGGTAATATGATGAAAAATGTTTCTGATATGACTGATAAAATTATGGTGTTACATAAAACTACTGATGCTATTAAAGGCACTGGTAAAAACAAGGGTCCATCGGCAGATGGACTTTCTGTAACTAACAACAATGTCTTTGTCGGATCTACAACCGATCTGCAAAAATTTATTATATCTCAACAACAAAAACCAATTACCGTAGATATAAAAGATTCTGAGGACAAATAATGTCTAAAATGAATTTAGTCAATAATGACTATGGGTATCTTGGCAATCCAAACGTTAAACGTGATGGCGTACAGCAAGTATTCACAAACGAAGAGTTTCAAGAATATGTAAAATGTATGTCTGATCTACCGTACTTTGCAAGAAAGTATGTTAAAGTTATTAATCTTGATGAAGGTTTAGTACCATTCAATTTATATCCATATCAAGAACAGATGTTTGACCATTTTATTAATAATCGGTTTTCAATTGTTCTTGCGTGTAGGCAATCTGGTAAATCAATTTCATCTGTAATATATTTGTTATGGTATGCTATATTTAAACCCGACCAAACAATCGTTATCCTTGCAAACAAAGGTGCAACATCTCAAGAAATGTTATCAAGGGTGACACTTGCACTTGAAAATCTCCCTTTCTTTTTACAGCCAGGAACTAAATCTTTAAATAGGCGTAATATTGATTTCTCAAATAATTCTAGGATAATTTCATCTGGTACATCTGGATCTTCTATTCGAGGGTTATCTGTTAATTTGCTTTTCCTTGATGAGTTTGCATTTGTTGATAACGATGCCAAATTTTATACTTCTACATATCCAGTAGTTACATCTGGTAAATCAACCAGAGTTATTATTACTTCTACTGCAAATGGTATAGGTAATGTATTTCATAAATTATGGGAAGGTTCAGTACAAAATACAAATGATTATAAACCGTTCAGGGTAGATTGGTGGGATGTTCCAGGAAGAGATGCAGAGTGGAAAAGGTTAACCATATCAAATACTTCAGAACTACAATTTCAGCAAGAATTTGGCAATACGTTTCATGGGTCTGGTAATACATTAATCTCTGCTAATGTTTTATTATCGTTGAAGGCCCATGCACCCATACTTGAACAAAATAATGTTAAAGTATATGATAAACCAAATCAAGATTGTCAATATTTAATGTTTGTTGATGTTGCAAAGGGTCGTGGGCAAGATTATTCTACATTTAACATAATTGACATTAGTTCTCGGCCATTTAAACAAGTTTGTGTGTTTAGAGATAATATGATATCTCCATTGTTATTCCCAGATATTATATACAAATGGGCAAATTATTTCAATAAGGCATATGTTATCATAGAAAATAATGATGCTGGAGTAGTAGTATGCAATGGGTTATACTATGACCTTGAATATGAAGAAATGTTTTTAGAGTCTGTAGTTAAATCTGGTGGTATCGGTGTGACCATGACTAAAAAAGTTAAACGAATTGGATGTTCCAATATTAAAGATTTAATTGAACAACATAAAATAGAAATTGTTGATGCAGATACTATTATAGAAATGTCTACTTTTATTGCTAAAGGTGCGTCATATGAAGCAAACGATAATAGTCACGATGACTTAATGATGAACTTTGTTTTATTTGGTTGGTATGCAACAACTCAAATGTTTATTAATGAAACTGATATTAATGTCCGGAAATTGCTATTTGATGAGAGGTCAAGAGCCATTGAGGATGAGGTATTACCATTCGGTATAGTATCAAACCCGCAAATAATTGAACCAATTGGAGAATATTATGCCGGGGATAGATGGATAACTGTAGAAAATACTTAATAAATGTATAAATATAGAAAAGTATAAATATAAGTAGTGATTTAAACCGTATTATGTATTACTCTTATAAACCCATTGCAAAGGAAACCGATTATGGCTTTTCAAGTATCTCCAGGCGTCGAAGTCAAAGAAGTTGACTTGACAAACGTCGTTCCGGCAATATCTACCTCTATTGGTGGTATCGCTGGTTCGTTCAATTGGGGCCCCGTTGACCAAATTACAACTCTTAGTTCTGAAAAAGAATTAGCATCTATATTTGGTAAACCGGACTCTAACACATTCCCATATTTTATGTCTGCTGCTGCATTCTTGAAATATGGAAGCACTCTAAAAGTAGTTCGTGCGGCCTCAGGGCATACAAATGCTACTGCCGGTGGCGCAGGCTTATTGATTAAAAACCGTGACGACTACGAATCAATTACAACAAGTGGTTCTGGTACATTTGGTGCAAAATATCCTGGCATTTTAGGTAACTCTATTGACGTTATAATATGTCCAGCTGATGCAACTGCATGGGCAGCATTTAATAATTCATACAACGGTGTATCGTATGACTATTCTTCTGGATTTGATTCTATCCCAGGCACTTCAACTTATGCTGATGGTGTTGGTTCAAGTAAAGATGAGATGCATATCGTAATAGTTGATAGCAATGGTGCATGGACAGGAACTCCTGGAACTGTACTAGAAAAATTTGTTGGTGTCTCTCAAGGTTCTGATGCTAAAAAAACTGATGGTACAAGTAATTATTATGTCGATGTAGTGAATGGTAGCTCCCAATATATTTGGTGGTTAGACCATGCAGTATCTTTAACCGACTCTGGTGATACATGTGTTCAAGTTGGTGATTTTGCTACTGGTACAAGTATAATAACATCTATCTTATCTGGTGGTACAGATGATAACGCCCCTACAACCGGAGAAATATTTACTGGTTTTGGATTATTTGCTGACCCAGATACAGTAGATGTAAATCTATTAATTTCTGGTCCAATCCCAAGTGGTGCTACTGGTATATCTTTATCTAATGATTTAATTAGCCTTGCAGAAGCTCGCAAAGATGTGGTAGTATTTCTATCACCCCCAATCGATGCAACCGTAGGAACAAGTACTCCAGTTTCAGATGTAAAAACCCATGTCGACCAATTAACATCAAGTTCATATGCAGTAATGGATTCAACCGCATTGAAAGTTTACGACAAGTATTCTGACGTTTTCCGTTGGATTCCTGGTTGTGGCCATACTGCTGGTTTATGTGCTAAGACTGATTCTACTAATGATCCTTGGTTCTCTCCTGCTGGTTACAATCGTGGTCAATTACTTGGTATTACCAAGTTGGCACATAATCCATCTAAATCAGATCGTGATACATTGTACAAAGCTCGTATTAACCCAATTGTTTCCTTTCCAGGCGATGGTATAGTGTTGTTTGGTGACAAGACTATGCTTTCTAAACCAAGTGCATTTGATCGTATCAATGTACGCCGTTTGTTTATCATCCTTGAAAAATCAATTTCAACCGCATCTAGATATCAACTGTTTGAATTTAACGATCAGTTTACTCGTGCAATGTTTAAAAACATGGTCGAACCATTCCTACGTGACATAAAAGGTCGTCGTGGAGTTACGGATTTCTTGGTCGTTTGTGATACTACAAACAATACCGGCGAAGTTATTGACAAGAATGAATTCGTTGCAGATATCTACATCAAACCAGCTCGTTCAATTAACTTTATCTCTCTTAACTTTATTGCCACTCGTACTGGTGTAGAGTTCTCTGAGATTGTTGGTTTAACTGCTGCTTAATTAATAAAGGATAACTAAAATGGCAACTTTAAGCGTAGATGATTTCAAAGCAAAACTTATCGGTGGTGGTGCTCGTCCAAACCTATTCCAAGCAACTTTAAATTTCCCTGGTTATGCAGCTGGAAATGTTGAACTTGCTGCGTTTATGTGTAAAGGCGCACAATTACCAGGCAGTACAATCTCTCCAATACCTGTTCCGTTTCGTGGTCGTCAACTGCAACTTGCAGGGGATCGTACATTCGAACCTTGGACAGTTACAATTGTAAATGATACCGGCATGGAAATTCGTAATGCAATGGAAAGATGGATGAACGGTATTAACTCTCATACAGAAAATACTGGCCTTTCAAACCCTATTGATTACATTGCAGACATGGTTGTAGAACAATATGACAAAGCTGGAAATGTTACTAAACGCTATGATATGCGTGGTGTATGGCCATCAATGATTTCATCGATTGAATTATCTTATGAAAGTAATGATCAAATCGAAGAGTTTACAGTTGAGTTCCAAATTGCATATTGGGAATCAAATACTACTAGTTAAAAACTTGTATAAGTAATAGTGGGGATTGGTAAAACTATCCCCTCTATTATATTATAAAGTATAGGGATTAAAATGGAATTATTTGGATTTGAATTAAAACGAAAATATCAAGAAACGGAAGATAATAAAAAAATATCTTTTGTTCCTAAAGAAGATGAAGATGGCAGTGGTGCTATTGCTGCCGGTGGTCATTTTGGATCCTATGTAGATCTTGACGGCACAACTGCCAAAAGTGATGCAGATTTAATTTTAAAGTATAGACAACTTGCAGAACAACCAGAGTGTGATGCTGCGATTGAAGATATTGTCAACGAATCTATCGTTTCTGATGAGGACTCATCTCCTGTTGATATCATCATGGATGACTTAGAACAACCAGATAAAGTTAAAAAACTAATCAAAGAATCTTTTGATGAAGTAACTTCATTGTTAAATTTTAATCAAACTGGGCATGATACTTTTCGTAAATGGTATGTAGATGGGCGACTATTCTATCATATTATTGTAGATGAAAAAAATATTAAAAAAGGTATCCTAGAATTACGTCCAATAGATCCAACTAAAATTCGAAAAGTACGTGAAGTCAAAAAAGACAAACGTGATATGGCGACAGGTTCAGCATTAATTACAAGTACAGATGAATATTTTATATATCAAGACCAAAGTATGGGCAAGAGTGGTTCTGGTTTGAAAATCAGTAAAGATGCTATATGTTATGTAACATCTGGTTTGTTGGATTCTAGTAGAAAACGAGTCCTTTCGTATTTACAGAAAGCGATGAAGCCTATTAACCAATTACGGATGATGGAAGACTCATTAGTTATCTATCGTTTGGCTCGTGCCCCAGAACGTCGTATTTTTTATATTGACGTAGGTAATCTACCAAGAGGTAAAGCAGAAGAATATTTACGTTCTGTCATGTCTCAATATCGTAACAAGTTAGTATACGATGCAAATACTGGTGAGATTAAAGATGACCGTAAACATATGTCTATGTTGGAAGATTTTTGGCTACCAAGGCGTGAAGGTGGCCGTGGTACAGAAATTACCTCATTGCCTGGTGGAGAAAATTTAGGTCAAATTGATGACGTAGTATTCTTCCAAAAGAAAGTATATAGATCACTAAATGTTCCTGTAGGTCGTTTAGAAACTGAAGGCGGGTTTTCCCTCGGGAGATCTTCAGAAATTACTCGTGATGAATTAAAATTCCAAAAATTTATTAATCGTTTACGTAAACGGTTTTCTAATTTATTCATGGAATTATTAAAAACCCAATTAATATTAAAGGGTATTATCAATAATGATGACTGGGCTGAACTCAGAGATAATATTAATATAGATTTCTTAAAAGATAATCATTTTTCTGAGTTGAAAGACTCTGAGATGTTGCGTGAAAGGTTAAACACAGTTCAGTTGATGGAAAATTATGTTGGGCAGTATTTTTCTCGTGCATGGATACGTCGTAACGTATTACGAATGAATGATGAAGATGTTGAACAGATGGAAGAAGAGATGGAAGAAGAAAAAGAAGAATCGCCAGAAAATGTGAACATTTCTCCTGGGCAAGATATGTCAGTTCAAGGTGAAGAAGAACCACCAGAAGAGGAAGTGGACCTAAATCAAAAGTGAAGAATCTATTTTGTATAAATAGATTAACTAGTGTAAAATATATTTTGGAGTAAATGAATGAGTAATACACATATTAGAGCAATGATAGATTCAGTTGGTGAAAAAGATTTTACATCAGCGGCAGTTTCATTTAATGCAGCTCTACAGGACAGATTAAGTAGTGAAATGGATTCTCGTAGAATTGAGATTGCAAGTAAAATTTATAATGATGTAGTACCTTCCGATGAAGAAAAAGTTTCTTCAGAAGAAGAATAAAAATAAACTTAAATTTATTGGAAATAAATGAAACTCATTACAGAACACATTGACGGTGACATTAATGTTATCACCGAATCAAAAAAAGATGGAACTAAAGGTTACATCATTGAAGGTGTATTCATGCAAGCAGAAGCACCTAATCGTAATGGGCGTGTATATAAAAAAGAAATAATGGAATCAGCTGTGAACAAATATGTCACAGAACAAGTTAATAAAGGTCGTGCAGTAGGTGAATTGAATCATCCAGAAGGCCCAACAATTAACTTAGATAAAGTTTCGCATCGCATCACTAAACTCAAATTTGAGGGCAATGATGTAATAGGAAAGGCTACCATATTGAATACCCCTATGGGAAAGATCGTTCAAGGTCTACTCGAAGGTGGTGTGCAATTGGGAGTCTCTAGTCGTGGTATGGGTAGTCTTGAGAAAGGCAGAGATGGCGTAATGTATGTACAACCAGACTTTATGTTATCAACCGTAGATATTGTGCAAGATCCTTCCGCACCTGAAGCTTTCGTAAATGGAATCATGGAAGGTGTCGAATGGATATGGGAAAACGGTATGCTAAAACCTCAGCAAATTGAGAAATATGAGACAGAAATTAAAAGGGCTCCTTTAAACAAGCTTGCAGAAGCGAAGTTACAGATCTTTCAAGATTTCCTCTCAAAACTTTAACCTTATAGGAGTATGCTAATGTCGAAAACGCAGTTAGATCAAGTAATTGATCAAGAGCAAGACATTCTTGTGGAAGAACTCCAGGATGAGCAAATTGATACGGTAGTTGAAGTTTCTGATGAGGAAACTGTAATCGCCGAACAAAGTGCTGATACTGTAGAAGAAGCCGCAGACGCTGAAAAAGAAGTTAATGGTGCTATGGCCGCCGATGAAGTTGCAGACACAATTAAAAAGTCCGCATCTAAAAAGGCAGTACAACCAAAAACTAAGGCTGGTCTAATCAACGCAGCTTATCAGCAAATGTCTAAGATGACTAAAGAAGAATTATCTTCAGCTTACGACAAATTGGTTAGTGTCCAAGAAACCTCTGTAGAAACAACCGAAGAAATAGTATCAGAAGAAATAGTATCAGAAGAACTGCAAGTAGAAGTAAAGATCGACTTCCAAGAAGATCTAAACGCACTTGTATCTGAAGATGCTGATTTATCTGAAGATTTTAAAGAGAAGGCTAGTATCATATTTGAAACTGCCGTCAAATCTAAGTTGTCTGCTGAGATTAGCCGTTTAGAAGAACAGTATACTACTGAACTTTCTGAAGAAATAGAACAAATCAAAACTGATTTGGTCGAAAAGGTTGATGGATACTTGTCATATGTTGTAGAATCGTGGATGGAAGAAAACAAACTTGCAGTTGAAACCGGCCTCCGTGCTGAGATTGCAGAATCGTTCATCAATGGTTTAAAAGGCTTGTTTGAACAACACTATGTAGATGTGCCAGAAACTAAGTATAACTTAGTTGATGACCTTGCTACAAAGGTAAACGAACTTGAAGATCAATTAAACAAGTCAACTGAAAACAATATTAAATTGTCAGAGCAGGTCACAGACTTACGCCGTGAACAGATTGTTGTGGAAGCAACTTCTGGAATGGTTGAGATTGATGCCGCTAAATTGAAGTCACTTGTCGAAGATATCGATTTTGAATCAGAAGAAACTTTCGTTAAGAAAGTTACTGTTATTAAAGAATCTTATTTTAAGACAAAGAAAACTTCAGTCGTTGATGAAACAACTGACCTAGCAACAGATGAAAAGGGTACTGAAATTGGAATTAATAGCCCAATAATGTCTCTTTATACTAATGCTATCTCTAGAACTACCAAATAACCCAATAGGAGAACAATAAATGTTCAATGCAGAAAAATTACAAGAAAAATGGGCTCCAGTAATCGAGCACGCTGATCTTTCCCCAATCAAAGATGGATACCGTAAATCTGTTTTAGCTGTAGTCTTGGAAAACCAAGAAAAAGCTATGCGTGAAGAGCGTGGTCAACAATCTTATAGTCTAAACGAAGCAGCACCTGCTAACTCTACTGGTTCCGGTGTTGATAACTGGGATCCAATCTTGATCTCTTTGGTCCGCCGTTCTATGCCTAACCTTATCGCTTATGATATCGCCGGTGTACAACCTATGTCTGGCCCAACAGGTTTGATTTTCGCAATGAAGAGCAAGTACTCCACACAAGGTGGTACTGAAGCTTTGTACAACGAAGCAAATACTGCTTTCTCTGGTACTGGTACTCACGCTGAAGATTCTTCTTCATTAGGTGGTACTGATACTACTCCTGCTGATGGCGTTAATGACGCTTTCGGTGTTGGTGGAGGTATGTCTACTGCTGCTGGTGAAGATCTTACATTTGGTGAAATGGCATTCTCAATCGAAAAAGCAACTGTGACTGCAAAGACACGTGCTTTGAAAGCTGAGTATACTATGGAACTCGCACAAGACTTAAAAGCTGTTCATGGTTTAGACGCTGAGTCTGAATTGGCAAACATTCTGTCCGCAGAAATTCTTTCTGAAATCAACCGTGAAGTTATCCGTACTATCAACGTTAAAGCTAAAGCTGGTGCTCAACAATCAAATGTGGCCACTGCTGGTGTATTTGATCTAACTACTGATGCCGATGGTCGTTGGTCTGTTGAGAAATTCAAAGGTATGTTGATGCAAATAGAACGTGAAGCAAACGTAATCGCTAAAGAGACACGTCGTGGTAAAGGTAATTTCATCGTCTGTTCTTCAGATGTTGCTTCTGCTTTAGCCGCTGCTGGTATGTTGGATTACACTCCTGCTTTGTCAACTTCTTTGAATGTTGATGATACAGGTAATACTTTTGCCGGTGTATTGAATGGTCGCACAAAGGTCTATATTGATCCATATGCATCAGTTGACTATGTTACTGTTGGCTATCGTGGTACTTCAGCATATGATGCTGGTATTTTCTATTGCCCATACGTTCCATTGACAATGGTTCGTGCTGTTGGTGAGAATTCATTCCAACCTAAAATTGGTTTCAAGACTCGCTACGGTATGGTTGCTAACCCATTTGCTGGGGCATCTGCGGTTGACAATGCTGGAACAAATCGTGCTAACTCTTACTATCGCATTTTCCGTGTAGACGGATTGATGGCAAGCGTTTAATCTAAAAAGATTAAACTAAGTAAACTAAAAAGGGGGACTTCGGTTCCCCTTTTTTATTGTATAAATACTATTACATATGAACATGGAGATTATCCAAAATGGCAATAGATGTAAACATTAACCTTTTAAGTCCGACTGGGTTTAAGATGATATTTGCTAAACCAGAATTAAAAGGTTTAGAGTTTTTCCTACAATCGGTTGATTTACCTACTGTATCAGTTGGTGAGGCGCAATATGCTACACCTAAATTAAATCTTATGATGGGTGGTGATAAGTTAATGTATGATCCATTTACTACAAACATTCTTTGCGATGAAAAGATGGATAATTTTGCCGCAATATATAAATGGTTAAACGAGACAGTTGATAAAAATCAAAATTCAAATTTAATATGTGATGCATCATTAATTATATTAAACAGTTCTAACAATGAAACAAGGTCTATTGATTTTAAAAACTGTTATCCTAATAGTATGTCTGGAATTGCATTTGACGTTGGTGCAACCGAAATTCAATATGCATCGTTTACAGTAACATTTAGATATGATTACTATATAGTAACTCCAGGGTTTGATACTGCTGGGTTCCAACAAATACCATTGAGTTTACCAGTTGTACATAATTAATATATAGTGTATAATAGCTAATTTATTGAATTGGAGTTTTTATTATGAGCATGACGATAGATGACATCATTGAGATGTGGAAACGAGACGCAGAGATTGAAGAAATGAATCTTGACGAATCCTCAAGACTAACCCCCAAACTACACGCAAAATACTTAGAACTTCTAACTGTATCTAAACTACAGTTGAAACGTAAGGATATGCAGCAAAAAATATTATTACGTGATAAGTGGTTATATTATACTGGGGTGATGGAAAAAAGTGAGATGGATGAACGTGGATGGGACTATAACCCATTTAAAGGTGCAAGAAAACCATTGAAAAGCGATCTAGGGTATTTCTATGATTCAGACCCTGATTTGCAAAAGTCACAAGCTGGAATTGATTACATACAATCAACAATAGAAACTTTAGAATCTATTATGACCAACATCACTTGGCGTCACCAGACAATAGGTAATATGATTAAATGGAGACAATTCACTTCTGGTGCATAATATTATATAATGGATAAATTAATAATAAAAAAGAAGAATGAAGTATTTCTCCAAGTCTATACAGATCCTGGAACTGCAATGGAACTATCGCAGTTCTTTGAATTCTATGTTCCAGGTTATAAATTTATGCCAGCATTTCGTAACAAGATTTGGGATGGTAAGATTCGGTTATATAATCAACTAACTAAAGAGTTGTACATTGGCTTATTACCTTATGTAAAAGAGTATGCCGAAGTAAGAGAAATTGAAATCCAATATGATATGAATGATCAATATGGATTACCCGATGTCACTGAACACGTTAATGGTGATTTTCTAAATGAGTTTATAACTTCTTTAAATCTTCATTCAAAAAATCAACCAATCACACCAAGAGAATATCAAGTACTTGCAGTTAAATATGCAATGGAACAAAATCGTGCAGTATTGTTAAGCCCAACTGCATCTGGTAAATCTCTTATCATATACATCTTAATGAGATTATTCTTAGAGACAGATCCAAAACAAAAAGCATTAATCATTGTACCTACTACTTCATTAGTAGAACAAATGAAATCTGATTTTCTTGATTACAGTTCATACGATGATAGTTTTGGTGATACTGATATGCATAAGATATACTCTGGAAAAGAAAAGATTACCGATGCAAAGGTCATCATAACTACTTGGCAATCTATCTATAAACTTCCAGGCGCTTGGTTCGAACAATTTGGTTTTGTAGTTGGTGATGAAGCTCATACATTTAAAGCAAAGTCATTAACATCTATACTTGAGAAATTGCGTGACTGTAAATATCGATACGGTACAACTGGTACTTTAGATGGTACTCAAACACATAAATTAGTACTAGAAGGATTATTTGGTAAAGTATTTAAAGTAACTACAACAAGAGAATTAATTGACCAACAATCATTGTCTGATCTACATGTAACAATTCTATTAATGAAATATAGTGATGAGATTTGTAAAGCAAATCATAAACTAGAATATCAAAAAGAATTAGAGTATATTGTAACTAATCCAGCACGTAATAGGTTTATAAAGAACCTTGCACTAGCACAAGATGGTAACACTTTGGTATTGTTTCAATTTGTTGAGAAACATGGTGTTCCGTTATTCAGGGATATTCAAGAGAAAGTTGCAGAGAATCCAAAATCTACTCGTAAGATATTTTTTGTATCTGGTGCAACTGATGTTGAGAGTAGGGAAAACATTCGTGCATTAACTGAGAATGAGACTGATGCAATTATAGTTGCATCTTCAGGGACATTCTCAACTGGTATAAATATTCGTAACCTACACAATATTATATTTGCATCTCCATCTAAATCCCAAATAAAAATTCTACAATCTATTGGAAGGGGTCTACGTAAATCTGATAATGGTATAGGGACAAAGGTATTTGATCTAGCCGATGATCTTCATTGGAAAAGTAAAAAGAACTTTACATTAGAACATGCTGCTGAACGTATTAAAATATATACTAAAGAGAAGTTTGACTATAAAATAATAGAGGTAAAGTTAGATAATGAGTGATGATTTAAAACAATACATAGCAGAACTAGACATTCAAGAGTTTAGATTAATATCTGGTGAACATATCATAGCAGAAATACTACAAGAGTATGATGATGAATATGCTATTAAAGATCCATTAATAATTGAAAAGACTCAATCTATGGGTAATGCATACTCTGAATGGTTTCCTTTGTCTGAACAACAATACTTTAGTTTATCTAAATCACATATACTAACATCTTCTGGAATTACATTCGATGCTAAGGTATTCTTCTGTAGATTAGTTACCGCTAACAATGTCAAGAAGTCGGAGGCTAATGGTAAAACTGCTGATAATAATGATTTAGAAATGTTAGCAAACATTGTAAAGTTATCTGCAATTGCTAATCAAGGTACAGTTAATCATGTTGAAGATGAACTTAACGAATCAGAATTGATCACATCGTTTATAAATGATATTAGTGGTTATAAACATTAATGTAGCTACTACCCTGCTGGAGCACTATGTTATTATACCACATAAATAGAATTCTGGCAAGTGTTAAATAACAATTGCATTTTTATTATAATTATGGTATAATGTATATTCAAACATTTGAAATGAAAGGGTTACATATATGTCCCAAGATAGCATTAGAAAAAGACCACATTATGTTAATAATAAAGAATTTTCGCAAGCATGTGTAGATTATGTACGAGAATTTAGATTAGCCCAAGCAGAGGGTAGGGATTCGCCAATCGTACCCAATTACATTGGTGGTGCGTTTTTAAAAATATGTGATGGATTATCTACTAAGATAAACTTTAACAGATACACATATCGTGAAGAGATGGTGATGGATGCAGTTGAGAATTGTTTAAAAGCAATTATGAACTACGATATCGATACAACAACCAGAACAGGGTTACCAAACGCTTTCGCATATTTTACTCAGATTGCCTTTTATGCGTTCTTACGTCGTATTGCAAAAGAAAAGAAACAACAAGACATCAAATGGAAATATTTAGATAATGCTGATGTTGAACAACTTATGCATTATGATACTTCACAATTAGGTGAGATGCATGACTCAGAACGCCAGTTCATAGATTACTTACGTGAACGTATTGACAAGGTTCGTACTCAAGACACTAAGGTTAAAGACTTTGTTAAAAAAGAAAAACGTATTAAGAAAATGTCTGGTCTAGAGTTGTTTATGGGTAAATAACATGTTAAACCAAATTGTAATAATTGGGTTTGGATTTGTAGGTACTGCTTATGCATCATTACTTAAAAACACTTATCAGATATTAGTACAAGATCCACCAAAGAGTATGATTGTACCTGATTCAGTTATTTCTAATGAACATTTAGATGGCGTAATTATTTGCGTACCTACACCAACAACACCATCAGGTAAATGTGATGACTCTCTAGTTGTAAATGAATACTATAGGATTCGTGAATTAAACAAAACAATACCAATACTTATTAAATCAACAACTTCATTAGATACATTACGATTACTTGGTAATATCAAAGACAATCATCTTGTGTTCTCCCCTGAATTTTTAACTGCAAAAAATGCTATATCTGATTTAAAAAATTCTAATTATATAATTATGTCTCCTAGAAATGATGCTTCTGCTACATGGTCATATATACTGAGCAATTGTTTTAAGAATTATTTGGTTAAATTTTATTATACTGATACAATGGAAGAGGCTGGTTTGATAAAGTATACGATAAATAGTTTCCTTTCGACTAAAGTTACATACTTCAATGAGATAAAAGAATTATATGATGAATTGGGTATTGGTGATGATTTTAATAAATTTATTAAACTAGTTGGGTTAGACTCTCGTATGGGTATAAGTCATATGATGGTTCCTGGTAATGATGGTAAATATGGTTGGAGTGGTGCTTGTTTTCCAAAAGATAATGCTGAATTAACAACATTAGCTAGAAGTGCCGATACCCCACTATTGTTATTAGAAACCGCAATTGAATTGAATGAAAGACATAAATTAAAATGAAAATATTAATGACAGGGTATGATGGGTATATTGGTTCCCATCTTTCTATATATCTTTCTAATAGAGGGTATACAGTAATACCTTACATTGGAAATATTTTAAATTTTGATATTTCAGAAGAAGATATCCCTGATATGGTTATACATTTGGCGGCACTTACTGGAGTTAGGAAATCTATTGAAATGCCAGATGAATATTTTAAAGTTAATGTATTGGGAACTAGAGAAGTTTTCCTAGTTTGTGATATATTAGATATTCCACTAATATTCGCATCTTCATCAAATGCTAAAGAAGTTAATAATCCATATGCTGAAACTAAACTTATTAATGAGATTGATAGAATTAAAAATTCTTTAGGAGTTAGACCCCATACTGTATTTCCTGGAAGAGATGATATGTTATATCAATCAATTTTGCGTGGTGATGTTAAATATATTAATGGGGCCCATTATAGAGATTTCACACACATTGATGATTTATGCTCAGCCATATTTACATTAATAGATAATTATGGTATAATGGTTGGTAAAGTTGTAGACATAGGAACTGGTATATCGGTTTCTGTTTTAGAAGTTGCAAATGCGATGGGTTGGAACGGTGATGTTAAATACGATCCAACTCCAAATGAACGTGTAAAGACTAGTGCAGATATATCTGAACTGAGTAGTCTTGGGTGGAAACCAGAAAGAAATATTTTAGATGAACATAGAATCTTATAGGTAATTACATTATGAAATTTGTCATATTGTCGGATACCCATTCTGGTGCCAGAAATAATTCTGAGATATTTATTAACTATCAAGCGAAGTTTTATAACGAAGTGTTTTTCCCATATTGCATCGAGAACGGTATTTCACATATCGTTCATTTAGGTGATTATTATGAACATCGTAAGTTTGTAAACTTCAAAGCCCTTAATGCTAACAGAGAACATTTCTTAGATAAACTCGTTGAATATAAGATGACTATGGATATCATCCCTGGAAATCACGACGTATTTTTTAAGGATACTAACAGACTCTGCTCGTTAAAAGAGTTGATGGGCCACTACATGAACAACGTTAATATCGTAATGGAACCTCGTGTCATGGACTACGATGGTTTGAAGTTCGCATTGATACCTTGGATTAACGCAGAGAATCATGTAGAATCCATGAAGTTCGTTAAGAACTGTACAGCTGACATGGTCGGTGGTCACTTTGAGTTTGAAGGCTTTGAGATGCATAAGGGTGCTATGAATACACATGGCATGTCTACGACAGAGTTTAACCGATTCGAGTTGGTTATGTCTGGACACTTTCACACCAAGTCGCACAAGGGTAACATTCACTATCTGGGTTCGCAGATAGAGTTCAATTGGGGTGATGAAGGTGATAAGAAATACTTCCACGTTATCGATACCGCAGACCGTTCACTGACACCAGTATTGAATCCGTTGACCATATTCCATAAAGTACTTTACAACGATGAGAAAATGGATTATAATAATTATTCTGTCGAAGAGATGGTCAATACATTCGTGAAGGTGGTTGTCATTAAGAAGACCGACCTATACATGTTTGATCGGTTTATCGACCGTATCCAGCAAGTCAAGACTCATGAACTAAAGATTGCGGAAGACTTCGCTGGGTTTATGGGTGATGCAGTTGATGACTCTAAGGTGTCTGTTGAGGATACCACTCAGTTACTTGATACATATATCGAGGCGGTGGAAACTGACCTAGATAAAGATAGATTGAAAAACCTTATGCGTGGGTTATACGTAGAAGCAAGTAACCTTGATATAGTTTGATGATAAAATTTAAGAATGTAAAATGGATTAATTTTCTATCGACTGGTGATAAGTTTACTGAAATTGACTTGACTCGTTCATCATCCACTTTGATTGTTGGGCAGAACGGTGCTGGTAAATCTACCATGCTTGATGCATTATCATTTGGATTATTTGGAAAACCTCATCGCAATATTAATAAGCCACAGTTGATAAATTCTATCAACGGTAAAAATTGTGAGGTCCAGGTAGTATTTGAAGTTGGCGGAGTTAACTTCAATATTGTGCGAGGTATCAAACCTAATAAGTTCGAGATCTGGCAGAATGGTATTATGATAAACCAGGATGCTAATTCTAGGGATTATCAAAAGTTTCTGGAACAGAACGTATTAAAATTAAATCACAAATCTTTTCACCAGATCGTGGTTCTTGGTTCTTCATCATTCATCCCTTTTATGCAGTTGCCCACCAATCACCGTCGTGAGGTGATCGAGGATTTTTTGGACATTCAAGTGTTTACCAAGATGAATGGGTTGCTACGTGAACGGTCTTCTAAGATTAAAGAAGACATGGTCAACATCAACCATCAGTTAGATACGACCAAAGAAAAGATAGAATTGCAGCGTAGGCATATCAAAAACATAGAAAGCATTAACGCAGAGCAGGTCACCTCAAAGCAAAGTACTGCACGTGATAAGATGGATATCATCACTGAATTACAAGCGACAAATAGTTCACTGAGTAAATTCATTGATACTCATATAACAGAAACTACTGCAAAGATGACTAAGTTGTCAGATAAGAAAATGCAGTTGAATAACTTTAGTTTCCAGATTACCTCAAACATCAAGAAAATTGTCACTGATGCAAAATTCTATACCAATCACGACACATGCCCTACATGTACTCAGGATATCGGTGATGATATTAAGACAACTAAGATCGCAGAGGCGAAAGCTCGTGCAGTAGAACTACAGGCTGGTCAAACTGAACTAAATACCACTATGAATCAGGTTACCGCAGACATTCTTGAGGTAGAAGTATTACAGACACAAATCTTCAATAGTCAATCTACAATTAACAGCAATAATTCTCAAATCAAGTTACTGCAATCTGATATCGATAAGTTATCAAAAGAAGTTGCATCACTGTCTATCAATTCTGGTGATTTATCTGAAGCAAAATCTGAACTTGAAGAGTTATCTGTTAATAAAGATATGTTAAATGATAAGAAACTTAATCTAGTAGATTTACGTACATATCATGAAGTAATTTCAGAAATGTTAAAAGATACTGGTATTAAGACAAAGGTAATTAAACAATACTTGCCTGTAATGAACAAGTTAATTAACCATTATTTACAAGTGTTAGATTTTTTTGTATCATTTAATCTTAACGAAAACTTTGAGGAAACTATTTCCTCACGACATCGTGATGACTTTACATATAGTTCATTCTCTGAAGGTGAGAAAATGAAAATTGATTTGGCATTACTATTTACTTGGCGTCAAATTGCAAAGATGAAGAATAGTGCTTCGACTAATCTATTAGTTATGGATGAAGTTATGGATTCTTCGTTAGACCAAGATGGGTTAGACAATTTTATGAAAATCATTGATGCTTTAGGATCAGATACAAACCTATTCGTAATCTCACATAAGGGCGAGATTCTTGAAAATAAATTTAGATCAAAAATAGAGTTCGTAAAAGAACATAACTTTAGTGTAATAAAAATAAAATGACAGACGAAGAATTTAAAGTAAAATTTGCAAAGTTTGCAGAGTATTACAATGGAAACTGGCCAGACCCATTGGTTTTTCCTAAATTATTTGAGTATTATGTTAAGTTATTCAGACACAGCACAAAATAATAACCCTACACTTGCAAAGGTTATTATTTTGTGTTATACTTGTCTTTTCAGTGGGAAATTCGTTAGGTTTCGTTAATCTTTGTTGTTTTTTGACAACATTTACTAAAGTAATCCTTGCTAATTCCTAAAATATGTGTATAATAGGTCGTATCAGTAAAAAATTTAATACTAATGTCACAAACGCAAAATAATCATATAAATTTAGGGGTAAAGTCTGCCGTTGCAAGACTCTTGGCTCAAGAGAATATTCAAGTCAATCAAACAAATTCAAGTACGGCATATTTTAATATTGATACTAGAGTACTCAATCTACCACTTTGGGACGTGCCGTTATATGTTTATGACATGCTTGTTGCCCATGAAATTGGTCATGCGTTATTCACTCCTGCTACTGGATGGCATGATTCTGTTATTGAGTTAGAAATTCCACGTTCATACATTAACGTAGTAGAAGATGCTCGTATCGAAAAAAATACTAAACGGAAATATCCTGGAATAGTTTATACATTCAGTCGTGCATATCAATGGATGAACGATAACGATTTCTTTAAAATTAATGGCAGGGGTTTAGATACTTTTAAATTAATTGATCGTATTAACATTCACTTCAAACTCGGTCATTGTATAACTGTCCCATTCTTACCTGAAGAAATTAAATTCGTTAATATGGTAGGCGAATGTGAAACTTTTGAAGAAGTTATTGAAGTTTGTGAACAGATCAAAAAATTCACTGATGAAAATAAAGATGATTTCCAAGAAGCATTAGAAAATTTATTTAAAAAAATACAAGATGATGCTATTAAAGAAAACGCTAATTCATCCGATTATTATGGTGATTCTGATGATGAAGAAGAAGAGTCTGGTAAAGTTACCGAAAGCTATGCAGAAAACACCGATGGGAAATTAGATTATGGAGACAATATACCTGATCATATTGAATCTAATGTGGAATCCCAAAGGCTAAAAAATCCTTTTATAGATTCGCCAGTTGGAGATTTTGAGTATACCGATCCAATAGAAACTGAAGATTCTGAGACAGATATGGCATTTCGTTCAAATGAACTTAAAATGGTTAGCAATGAAAAGGGTTCAATTTTAAAATTCTTCCCTGAATCTGAGTTGGAACATTGTGTCGTAGATTATAAAGTTTATCATGATGCCCCTCGTGATGAGTATTGCAGTTACCAATGCCCTGGATATACTCATGGTTATCCACGTGATGTTGATATTAATAAATATAAAGAATATTGTCTTGAGAGTTATAAAAAATTTACGTATGATACTAATAAAATTGTTGGATACCTTGCAAAACAATTTGAACAAAAGAAAGCTGCATACCAGTATACTCGTGCAAAGGTTAGTAACTCTGGAGTTTTAAATACTTCCGCATTACATAAATATAAATTTAGTGAAGATATATTTAAACGTATCACTACTTTGGCTGATGCTAAATCTCATGGTATGTTTATTGGCATTGATATGTCTGGATCAATGGGTGGAAAGGTTATATTTGATACAATTAGACAAGCTTTGAACCTCGCATTATTCTGCCGTAGAGTTGCTATCCCATTTGAAATGTATGGCTACACTGATGGATATGTAAAAAATCCACTTGAACCAGTATGGCCACGTGCTGAAATATGGCCTGAGGGGACTATCGTTCCAGTCGGTTTAAAGTTAATCCAATTCTTTACTACAAAAATGAGTAAACGCAATTTTGAAAATGCAGTTAAATCTACGTATATGTTTGGATGTGGAATCGCTAACAAGTTTGATAATTTAAATTCTACTCCAACTAATGAGGCTTTAATAGCATTTAAATATTTAATTAAGAAATTTAAGAAAGACAGTGGAGTCCAGAAAATTATTAATGTATTGTTAACTGATGGCGAGGCGGGTAAGGTTACGAATTTTAAACATGATTATGCATATAATGGTAATATGTTACAAATTAGTAATAACAAAGTTATAAGATTAAATAATACATCTCGTCACTTATCTGAAGTATTGTTGAATCACATCCGTGAAGAGTGTGGGACAATTAATTTGGGATACTTTTTAGGTGATGCCGGTATCTTGCGTAGAACTTTATATAATACCACTAATAATGATCATTACGCATTTAAAAAGGCCCAAACTGAATGTCGTAAAAATGGTGGATATGTTACTGATAATATCTTCGGGTACGATCGCTATATTGTTTTAAATATTAATAACCTAAAAATACAAGAGGATGACTTTGAAGTAGACGAGGATGCCTCTAAAGCGACGCTAACGAGAGAATTTGTCAAGTTTACTAAGGGTAGGTTATCTAGTAGAGTATTGCTTGACCGACTTGTCCAAATTGTTGTTTAAAAACAACATGTTGCAGAAAAACAACGGTGTCAAAAATAAGCCTTGCAAAATTATAAAATTAATGTATAATAGCTATATTGAGAGGATAAAACCTCTATTTATATTATGAAAGAGTGTTTAGATATATGAATGAAATTGCGCTAAAAGTTTTAAATAAAGTTCGTAAGAGTTTTCCAGGGAAAGAAGTTTACTCTCGCAGTGATATTTATTATACTGGAAAGAAAATGGGTTTTTCGGAGAGGAAATTCAAAGAACTTTTTAATGATAGTTATAGAATTGCTCGTGGGCAATATTCTTTTGATTTCCCAATATTAAATTTTGATTTCCCAATATTAAAAGATGCTAAAATTAAAGTAACTCAAGTTGCTACCAAAAATAAAATTATAGATAGGTCTATGCATAAGCCTTTACAAGTAATAGATGATGGAGATGTATACGTACCAGAGAAAGATTCTTGCTATATTGCATGGGGGTATTCTACCGATGTAGTTCAGATAGTTGAGTCTGGTCAATTCTACCCTACTTTTATAACTGGGCTATCTGGTAATGGTAAAACTATGATGGTAGAACAGGCCTGTGCTAAATTGAAACGTGAATATGTTCGTGTTCAAATTACCCCTGAAACTGATGAAGACGATTTACTTGGTGGATTCCGATTGGTGAATGGCGAAACTGTTTTTGCTTATGGCCCAGTAGTTAAAGCGATGAAACGTGGTGCATTGTTATGTATCGATGAAATTGATCGTGGTTCAAATAAATTAATGTGTCTACAGTCTGTACTTGAGGGAAAATCTTTATTACTTAAGAAAACAGGCGAAATCGTGGTTCCTGCCGCTGGGTTTAATATCATAGCTACTGCGAATACTAAGGGTAAAGGTTCTGAAGATGGGCGTTTTACTGCCGCTACAATTTTAGATGACGCTTTCCTAGAACGATTTGTTGACACTATCGAACAGGATTATCCGTCCCCTAAAGTTGAAAAACGAATTGTTATTAAACATATGGAAAAGTTTAATAACCTTGACGAAGAATTTGCTTCTAATCTTATTACTTGGGCTGAAATTATTCGGAAGACTTACGTATCTGGTGGAATTGATGAAGTTATTTCAACTCGTCGCCTTTGCCATATCATACAAATCTATTCAATTTTTCCTGATAAATTAAAAGCAATTAGTCGAGGTATCGCTCGTTTCGATGAAGATACTAAAATGGCATTCGCTGATCTATACACTAAAGTGGATGCTAAGGTTATTCTCCCTGATAATTCTGTAGTAATTACTAATGAGAGTGATAACCAAGAATGAATCCAGAACAGTTAAACTTTGATTATGATATCCAAACTGCTGGAGAGATTCAATCATCTTGTACCCTTGGGCGTAAATTTGATTCTGGTAAAACAGAATATGGTTTATTACCGCCAATCATATTAGAAGAAATTGCAAAGGTTATGACTTTTGGTGCGATTAAATACGATCGTGATAATTGGAAATATGTAGATGATGGTAAACGCAGATACTTTGATGCATTTCAAAGACATGTATGGGCTTGGAAACGTGGTGAAGAATTAGACCCCGAATCTGGTCTACATCACCTTGCTCATGCTGGTTGCTGTTTAATGTTTCTCGCTGAATTAGCCATTACAAAAATAAATGAAAATAAATGAAAAAAACACTTGCAATTCTGCAAAAACTATGTTATAATGATTATATCAACGGAAACGATACTGGAGTTTTAAATTATGCAATTATCTGACAATACACTTTTTATCCTGAAAAACTTTTCTCTGATAAATCCTAATTTGGTATTCCGACCTGGAAATCAAATTAAAACTATATCCTCAGGAAAGAATATTTTAGCTATGGCGACTATAGCGGAGACAATTCCCCAAGAGTTTGGTATTTATGATTTGAATGAATTTTTAAGTGTCGTGGGTATGTTTGACAATCCTACTCTAGAATTTTCAGACGACAAGTCATTAAAATTTAAGGATCCTGCTGGTAAACAGGTGGTGGACTATTTCTTTAGCCCACTTGGAAACCTTACTATTCCAAGTAGAGATTTAAATTTACCAACTTGGGAAATTGAGTTTACTATAAGTGAGAATGAATTAAACCAATTACGTAAGGCTGGGACTACTCTTGGTGTAACAGATGTGATTGTTCAAAAATCTGAGTCTGGGGAATTAGAAATAGTTGTTAAGGATAAGGAAAAAACTAACCGTACATCAAATTTATATTCATTAACAATTGATAATACTGATATAATTATACCAGATAGAGGTACATTTAGTATGGTGTACACTTTAGGTAATTTCAAGTTCGTTGCTGGAAGTTATCGTGTGAAAATTAGTTCAAAACTAATATCACAATTTAAACATACTACGCTCCCAATTGAGTACTTTGTTGCTCTTGAGAAATCTACAACCTTTACATCTTAATTATAGGAAACTAAAATGACAAACGAAACACCGCCAATGCCAGAAGCAAGTCCAATGACAGAAACAGTTCCATTGGAAGAACAAGATGCTTCTATCTCTTTAAACGACCTGGCACTTGCAGTCCGCATTATTGATCTATCAGTAGAACGTGGTGGGATCAAAGGTAATGAGGCCACGACAGTAGGTTCAGTACGAGATCGTCTTGCTAAATTTGTAGAGATACAAAATGCTAAGAATATTGCCGCTAAGACTGCAACAGAACAACCTCCTGTTTAATAAAAATGACAGTAGTTACTACTAATATTGCTAAAATTCCGCAAGATCCTGCGGAACGCAAAAAAGTTATGGACGCATTGATGGAAATTAGTGCATCTATGACTAGGATGGAAGCTGAACGAGATTTGGTAAAATCTATCCTAGAACGTATGGAAGAAGAGTTTGAAATTCCTAAAAAACCTGCACGTAAACTTGCGAAGATCTACCACAAACAGAACTTCACAGAGGTACAGGCAGAACAGGAAGAACTTGAAACTCTATACGAAACAATCGTTGGATAATTCTATTCAACAAATTTATATTATTAATTAAGGAAATTTAAACATGTCTCAAACAGCAAAACTCGGTACATTCTTGCAATCTACTGGCAATTCTCTTACAGGTAAACAGATCACAAGCCAATTCGGTTTGAAGAATCCCCGTGAAGCGATTCGCCAGTTGCGCCAAGATGGTGTATGTATTTATGCTAACGAAGCAACCCTTGCCAAAGGTGGTAAGACGACTAAGTATCGTGTTGGTCGCCCAACTAAAGCGATGGTTGCTGCTGCCTACGCTGCTTCTGGTAGTGAGTTGTTTGCATAATATGTAAACAAGTAAATCTAATTATGGGTTTACAAAAATAGGGGAATGTGTTATAATAACCGTTCCCCTTTTATATTTTATGATGATGGAGTGATGATAGATGCAAGATGATTTCTTATGGGTAGAAAAATATAGACCTCGCAAAATTGAGGATTGTGTATTACCTGAACATATAAAGAAAACATTTCAACAGATAGTAGAGTCTGGCGAAATGCATAATATGTTATTATGTGGTACGGCTGGACTTGGTAAGACTACAGTCGCTAAATCTTTATGTAATGAATTAGATTTAGATTTTATAACAATCAATGCATCTGAGGATGGTAACATTGATACCCTACGTGGACGTATTAAACAATTCGCTTCTACTGTATCATTTCAAGGTGGATATAAAGTGGTCATCCTAGATGAGGCTGATTATCTTAATGCTCAATCTACTCAACCGGCACTACGTGGTTTCATTGAAGAGTTTGCAAATAATTGCAGATTCATTATGACTTGTAATTTCAAGAATCGTATTATTGAACCATTACATAGTAGATGTGCAGTTATAGAATTCAATATCGCTAAAAAAGATACCCCATCATTGTGTGGTAAGTTTATGAAGCGATTGAAGGTTATTCTTGATGGTGAAACTGTTAAATATGATGACAAAGTTTTAGCAGAAGTAATCATGAAGTTTGCTCCAGACTGGCGACGTGTTATAAACGAATGTCAACGGTATGGTGCATCAGGTTCAATTGACACAGGGATGTTATCATGGTTAAATACCAGTGAGATAGCACCACTTATTTCTTCTTTGAAAGATAAAGACTTTAGAAAAATGCGTCAATGGGTTGCTGATAACATGTCATCAGATCCATCATTCATCTATCGTAAAGTTTATGACGATCTTAATGATAGTGTCGTTGCTAAATCAATTCCAGAAATTATATTAATACTTGCAGAGTATCAATATAAAAATGCATTTGTAGCAGACCATGAGTTAAATACCGTTGCGTGTATGATTGAGATTATGGCTTCTGCGGAGTTTAAATAATGAAGTTACTAGAACGATACGATAATCCACTACAACCAAATCTGTTTGCAGTATTATATGATAATGAAGATACTGGTTGGTATGAATTACATTTCTATGATAAAAACGTTTTAAAAGAAGAACCCCCAGTTGGAATGTTTAAACTAATTGAACAGGCTAGATATGCTGGCAATTGTTGGGTTGGTTTTGAAGTATGAGTTCACCCTATGAATTCGTAAAGGCTATTAATTTTACTAAGATTGATATAATGGTGGATGACTTTGAAGAAAATAGTTATTCATCTTACATGGTAAATAGAACACTGTCTTATTTTCCAGATACTGCATTGTTAGCTAATGAGATGAACATACATCATCAATTAGATAGCAGATTGAAATTCGACTTTCTTAGGCACACTATTCGTAAAGGAAAACGTTTCTCCAAATGGATGAAACCAGAATATCCAAAAGACCTTGAAGCGGTGAAAGAATATTATGGATACAATAATGAGAAAGCTAAAAATGTGATGGGGATACTATCCCAAGAACAAATCGATGAAATTAAAGTTAAGATTCTGAAAGGTGGTACTTCTAACCGTTGATTCCATGATATCTAGATAGATTTTCTTATGTAAAAGTGTTTTATCCTTACCTTTTAAGGATGCTGACACAGACTTAAGAATTGAATTTATATAAATATGAGTAGATATTATAATTTTACTATTCATACTATGAGGTTATACGGATATGGAACTACAAAACGAGAATTATGAAATTCAGGGATGGACTGCAGCATCAATGTTAGAAATTACTCTGAATGAACCTGACGATTTTTTAAAGGTGCGTGAGACATTAACCAGAATTGGTGTTGCATCACATAAAGAGAATAAATTATATCAGTCGTGTCACATTCTTCATAAGCAAGGACGATATTTTATCGTACACTTTAAAGAATTGTTTTTACTAGATTGTAAACCATCCAACTTAATGTTGAATGATATCCAACGTAGAAATGCGATTGCTACACTACTAAGTGATTGGGGATTGGTTAACATTTCCTCCGCTGAAGTAGTAAAAGATAAAGCGCCCTTGAGGCAAATTAAGGTCATCTCCCATAAAGAAAAACATGAATGGGAATTATGTCCAAAATATAATATCGGTAATACACGAAAAAGTGTTGAATCGTGACTAAATAAATGAGTTGAGGGTATCTCATTTTAAAAAACCCTCAACATTAACCAGAGTACGCTTTCGAGGTATTCTAATTTTAAACTCGCTTTTTAAGGAGACTAAAGCATGACTTTTACATCTGCCGATTTGGCAACTCTATTTGATCGTTCCAGGAAATTACACGTCGGTTTCGATGACCAATTTAACCGTATGTGGGCAACCCATAATGCGGCTCAAGGAACATTAACAAATAACTACCCCCCATACAATATCATTCGAGATGGTGAAAACTATTATGTTGAAATTGCTGTGGCTGGATTCAGGGAAGAAGACCTCGATATCGAAGTCAAAGACTCACATCTTACCATACAAGGAAAGATTAATAATCAAACCCCTGAAGAAAGTCCTAATTTTATACATCGTGGTATAGCCGCTCGTGAATTTACTAGATCATTTGTAATATCAGATGATGTGGTTGTTCGTGGTGCAAATCTTGCTAATGGTATGTTAACTATTCATTTAGAACATATTATACCAGAGGAGAAAAAACCTCGCAAAATTGAAATTGGTTTGGGTAAAAATATTTTAACTAAAAGAAATACAAAAAAACCTGAACTATTATCTGAAGACTCATCTAATAATGGTTAACCCTAGTATAAATACATTATGAGGGAGATGGGACTGCTCCCCAATTCAGTCCCAACACACTACACACAGGAGACTATTATGTCCAACAAAAACCCTTTCGAAATCCGTTCAGATATACTTAGTATGGCTAAGGATTATATGGATAAACAATATAATTTCAATATGAATTTTGCTTCACAAGCGTTTCAACAGGCGCTTGACTCGCAAAAAGTTTCTTATGAACAATGGGAACAATTTGTACCAAAGCAATATGATATAATAGAACTAATGGAGAAGGCTTCAGAGTTGTATTCATTTGTTTCTAAGAAAGACTGATCACTATGTGGCCAGTTTCAGACGAAGAATGGGAAGAATGGTTTAACCAGTAATCTTATTTTAGGTTCTTCAGAGTGGTGATCCTACTCTGAAGATTTATCAAAACATCTCAAAAGGATAAAACAAAAAATGTTTAAAAAATTAATCAAAGCATTGTTCGATAGGAAAAGTCCAGTCGAACGATTCATCAATAGTAAAAACCCACAAAATGCCGCAGAAGTAGAATATTGGTTACGTCATTACGGACAAAACACATATGGAGGTTTCTATGGCCGCTAAAATCAAATCAAAGGTAAAACAAATACTGCTTTCTATATACAAAGGTATAGAGAAGTCTGGTATGGATCGTGCAAGATTGCATTTAAAGCAACGTGGTTATAAGGTAGAATGGTAATGGTAACTCGTTTAATTTCTAAATTTTGGGTATATATCGAGTTGATCGCTATAGCAAGAACTGCAACTGAATTGTCCAGGTCTGGAAAATATAAAGAAGCTTCTGCACTTTATAGGTAAATATCCCTTTACATAAATAAGATAGTATGTTATAATGAAAGAATCTATTATGAAATTACTATCTTTTGAAACTTTACGACGAGGGGATTGGATGTTACGAGTATCTGTACTTGGAACAGATAATGTCCTCGTGTGTATGCATAACGAGCAAACATTTGAAACGCTTATAAGAGCCTTTGCAGACGAACTCAACGCTAACCTATTCATTGAATATGTTATGTTTAAGCATTTATTGAAAGAGGGCGGAGATTACGAGTGACGTGAAATAAACACTTGCATATTAATGCATTTTGTGTTATAATGGTTAATTGTTATGGAGTAGTTTAGTTTGGAATTTTATACATCAGTAAACCGCTATGGCAATTCGATTTTATATCGAGGTTATCAAGACGGTAGGCGAGTAAGTCAACGTGTTCCATTTCAACCAACACTTTATGTTCCTAACAATAAAGGCGATTGGAATACTATGGATGGTACTAAAGTATCCCCAATGCAATTTGAGGATATGAAAGGTGCAAGAGAATTCATAGGGCAGTATGGTGAAGTCGAGAACTTTAAAATCTACGGCAATACAAACTATATTGCACAATTTATTCATGACAGGTTTCCTGGCCGTGAGATAAATTTTGATCCATCTTTAATCAGTGTCGCAAACCTTGATATTGAGGTTGAGTCCGACGATGGTTTCCCAGAACCCGATCAAGCAAAACATCCAGTAACTGCTATCACAATAAAAGATAGTATTCGTAATACATATTATGTTTGGGGTCTTGGTGATTGGAGCATAGATAAATCTGAGATGAAAGATGAACTATGTGATAGTTCAGTTAAGTACACAAAATGCATTGATGAAACTAGTCTCTTAAAACTATTTGTTCAACATTGGTCAACCCCTCATTTAACCCCTGACGTAGTTACTGGATGGAATACAAGAGGGTTTGATATTCCTTATCTGGTTAATCGTATTAATATTATGTTGGGTGAAGAATGGGTTAAGAAATTATCACCGTGGAAGATGGTTAAGCCTAGGGAAGAAACCTTCAAGGGTAAAACTCATATAACATATGAATTAATGGGTATCAATCAAATGGATTACATGGACTTGTTTCTCAAGTTCGGATATCAGACTTATGGTAATCAGGAAACTTATCGTCTTGATCATATAAGCATGGTTGTACTCGGGGAACGTAAACTCCAATTCGATGGTAATCTATTTACATTGTATAAAACTAATTACCAAAAATTTTTAGATTATAATATTCGAGATGTATGGTTGGTTGATCGTATCGATGCTACTACTACATTCATGAATTTGATTTATACCCTTGCATATAAGGGTGGTGTTAACTACTCTGATACATTGGGTACGACTGCAATATGGGATTCAATTATCTATCGTAGATTATCAGAACAGAAGATCGCAATACCCCCCAAGAAAGATACCCCTAAACTAGAATACCCAGGCGCTTACGTCAAGGAACCTATTCCTGGAAAATATGATTGGGTTGTATCCTTTGACTTGAACGCACTATACCCTTCCTTGATCATTCAATTGAATATGGGCCCAGATACTATTATAAATGGTGTTACTAATGGGGTTAATGTAGATAGTTGTCTTGCTGATACTAATACACCTAACAATATACCAAACTCTGCTATGTCTGCGGCAGGTATACATTTTAACACATCGTTTCAGGGTTCGTTACCTAACATCATCGATTCTTTTTATAATGAACGTGTGGTCATTAAGACACAAATGTTACGTGCAAAACAGGATAAAGAAAATATAGATCCTGCTAATAAGATTGAGAAATATAAACTTGAGATGGAAGTTGTTCAATGTAATGTTAAACAAATGGCAATTAAGATTTTATTGAACTCACTTTATGGTGCGATGGGCAACCAATGGTTTAGATATTATGATAACAGGATTGCAGAATCTATCACGTTATCTGGTCAATTAACTATTCGTTGGGCAGAACGTGCAGTCAATGACTTTATGAATAAGTCGATGAACACAAAAGATGTTGATTATGTTATTGCAATGGACACTGACTCATTGTATTTAAACTTTGGTCCATTTGTTGAAAAGTTCTTGGGTAGTAAACCTGAAACCCAAAAGACAGTTAGATTCTTGGATAAAGTATGTGATGATAAATTTACATCCATCCTGGATGATGCTTATGCTAAACTATACGAAAAAATGGGTGGATATGAAAACCGCATGGTAATGAAACGTGAGGGTATCTCTGATAAAGCAATTTGGGTTGCTAAAAAACGTTACATCTTAAATGTATGGAATAATGAAGGTGTACAGTACAAAGAGGCCCAAACTAAAGTTATGGGTATAGAAGCAGTTAAATCATCTACACCAGAAGTATGTCGAAATAAATTTATGGAATTATTTAAAATATTGATCAATGGTGATAACAATGATGTACGTGAGTTTGTAACTAACTTTAAGAATGAATTCCGCAAACTTGAACCGGAACAAGTATCTTTCCCTCGTGGGGTAAGTGATATTACATCTTGGACTGATCGCAAAACCATATATAAGAAATCTACCCCAATTCATGTTAGGGGGTCTTTGTTATATAATCATTATGTTAAAGACAAAGGGTTAGACAAAAACTTGGAATTAATTAAAGATGGTGAACGTATAAAATTCTGTTATCTACGAGTACCTAATCCTATTAAAGAAAACATATTATCTTTTCCAGAAAAGTTCCCAGAAGAACTCGGATTGAAAACATATATTGATTATGATAAACAATTCGAGAAATCTTTTACCGACCCATTAACTCTTATTTTAGATGCTATTGGGTGGACATTGGAAGATAGGAATACCCTTGAACAGTTTTTTACTTAAATGATACAAAAGCCCTTGCAAAATCTGCTAGTTTGTGTTATAATATACTTGTATTAGATATAGGATTATGATGAAATACACTCCATATAATTTAAAAGATGTTCATACTGCATCTTTGCAAAATAAATTTAAAGTTATCTCCACTTTTGCTGGAGGAGGTGGGTCTTCAACAGGATATAGGCTTGCTGGTGCTAAAGTATTATGCGTCAATGAATTTGTTGAAGAAGCCCAGAAGACTTATGCTGAAAATTACCCAGAGACATATATATTCCCTGGAGATATTAAACAATTAACCGGAAAAGACTTCTTAGACATAACTGGTCTTGCTGTTGGTGAATTAGATATTCTAGATGGTTCCCCACCATGCTCTGCATTTTCGGTTTCAGGGAAACTTTCTCATAATATACATGAAGAAAAGTTCGTTGATTTGTACGGTGATGTTACTGTTCAAAAAGTCAGTGGTAAACATTCAGATGGTTGGGGTAAGACTAAAAATTATTCTGACGGTATGATAGTGGAAAATATTGAAGACTTATTCTTCGAATTTTTAAGAGTCGCTGATGATATCAAACCTAAAGTTATAATTGCAGAAAATGTTAAAGGACTAACTATAGGTGAGGCCAAGTCATATTTCAATAAGATTCTTAACACATTTGAAAAAATCGGTTATCATGTATCTGCCCAAGTACTAGATAGTCGTTACTATGGAATTGCCCAAACTAGGCAGAGGGTTATATTCATTGGGGTTCGAGAAGATGTTGCTGATAAAGTTGGAATAAACTTTATGAATCTTCAAAGTATATTTCCAGTACCAATGTCTGATATTGTTACTGTAAAAGAAGCAATGGTTGATTTACAATATGACACTGATGAAGTGAAATACCTAACAGATAAATTCTTGGAGACTGCATACTGGAAACAGACTGGTAGTAAGATGGAAATTGATCCACCGAAAGTTTTAACTGGTATGGACTACCATCCTAAAGGTCATCACTTTAATTTAAAAAGAGTATCGCAGTATGCCCCAGCACCAACAATTACTGCTATGGGTAGTGGCGATGGTACTGCTGGTGCTTTTCATTGGATTGAACCTAGAAAACTTACACTTGGTGAATTGAAAAGGATTATGTCTTTGCCCGATGATTTTAAACTTACTGGAAAGTGGAATCAAAAAGCAGAACGTATTGGAAGAATGGTGCCACCGTTACTTATGAAGTCGGTGGCAGATTCTGTTTATAAACATGTATTGGAGATATATAATGGCTGATTTTACATTCGCACATAGGGAAGAAGGTTTTGATGAACACATTGAAACTAGTATTCGTGGTTATAGTAACTTATTAGATGATGTGATCGATCTATCACGTTATTACGTTGAAGACGGCACCAATATATTTGATATAGGATGTTCTACAGGAAAACTCACTGAACGTATGCTTGATTCAAATCAAGCATTTTGTCAGGATGCTAATTACATTGGGGTTGAAATCGCAGAAGGTTTTTTTGATAACTTAATAAACAGAAAGAATGATATATCTAAAGCATATCCTTGGGCCAACGTAGAGTTTATTACAAAGGATATTCGTGATGTAGAAATTACTAATGCGTCCCTAGTGACTTCTATTTTTACATTACAATTTATGTCTAAACGTCATAGACAAGACGTTATTAATAAAATCTACGATGGTTTAAATGATGGCGGTGCGTATATATTTTCAGAAAAAACACTTTGTGAAAATGCTAAGTTTCAAGATATGCTTACATTCAATTATTATGATTATAAAAGGAAGACCTTCACGACGGAAGATATCATGGATAAAGAAAAAACTTTACGAAATATGATGAAACCTAATACATGGAAAGAGATAATATCTATGTTAAACATTGCTGGATTTACAGAAATTCAACCGTTCTGGAGAAACTATATGTTTGTAGGCGCAATAGCAATAAAATAATGGAGGTTTAAATGGAATTACGATGGTTAAATAATGTCCTACAATATAGAACTTTAAATGAATATGATGACTATGCTTCTTATAATCCAAGGACTGGTCAGCCATTGACCAGACATCAATGGACAGAATGGAAATATGTACCAATAGTTAGGGAAGAACAAAATGACAAAAAAACAAGTTGATTTAAACGAATATACCAAATTCGTAGATGCAGTTACATCTAATGAGAGTAATAATATTGATTACTTTCACAGGAGACTAAGTGATTTATCTAATAATAATGATGGATATAACTTTTCCCTATTAATGACTTCTGGTATAGGTATTGCTAGTGAAGGCGGTGAGTTTAATGAAATTATTAAAAAGATACTATTTCAGGGGAAGCATTTCAATGATGAGAATGTATTTCACATGAAACGTGAACTTGGTGATATTATTTGGTATTGGATTAATGCTTGTCGTGCATTGAACCTAGACCCTAATGAGGTTATTGCAGAGAATGTTCGTAAGTTAGAATCTAGATATCCAGGTGGCACGTTCGATGTTTATAAATCAGAAAATCGTAAAGACGGCGACCTATAATGATGGATGCATATAACCTTTCACATAAGTTGCTTGATGCATGGCGTGAAACTATGATAGCATCTCAAGATACAGGATCGATAAATAAAACATATCCAGAAATCAATACTTGTGTTATAATGGATGATAATGGTAAACGAAGGGTGATCGGTTGTCACATTGACGGAACAGACATTGTATTAGATTTGGAAAGTAATAATGGTTAAAGTAATAGTTGCTCAGGCTAAGTTTGATGCTGAACATGTTATTGGTACGTTCATTGATGAATCTCACTATGATGAGGTTATTAGTGAAGACTGTGACTTCTATGCCCCAACCCCATATGGGGAAGATCCGTATGATGAAAGTCGGTTGATATTCAAATTTCGTAAGAATGCATTTACTGAGAAAGAGTATGTTGAAGCATATCTTGGTCTGGTAGATGCAGCTCAACCTCAGACTAATCGTGGTCTTGCTGCTGGTCCTCGTGGTGAAACTACTGGTGCTCGCGACTTCGTTAAGGCAATAGAGTTCGATATCCTGCGTCATTTTATGACTGATAAAACTTCTACTCTATACGAAGACGACACTAGTGACTCTCAGCACATTGAACATATCCGTGCTACACATGCAGCAGGTCAAGTTAAAGACGAGACTCGTGGTGTAGTGTGGCGTCGTGGCGCAGTTGAAGAAGCTGGTCTGGAATATGGTAACTGGTTCGATCAGTGGGTCACTCAAATGTGTACTCTATCTAAAGAAGTTCAGTTGGAACGTACAAAGGAAATTTATGAAAAATTTATTTCAGACACTTCTTATGCTGCCGCAGTCAACTCTGGAGTTGCGGGTTTCTATGATCGCTATCCTCGGTTTCCGTATGGTCGCGTAACATCTTACTCTGCGGCGAATATCAAGTGGGAACTGGCATTTCCTTACCTGAAGCGATTGAATGGATACTTCCGCGATTTGGTTCCTGGAAAGTATGCTGCACAGAAACGTGCTGCAGATAAGTTAGATCCTCGTTTTCTAGTTCCTGACAGCGTATTCACTACGATCACAGTCAATAAGAACTTTCGTACTGCGGCACACCGTGATGCTGGTGATCTGTCTGAGGGGTTCTCAAACCTCGCCGCTCTGACTGGTCCTGATGGTAAAGGATGGACTGGTGCATACTTGACATTCCCAGAGTATCGTGTCGCAGTTAATGTTCGTCCAGGAGATCTGCTCTTGGTAAACAACCACGAAGGTATCCACGGCAACTCTGCGATCACATCACCCATCGAGGAATCTGACCGTTGCACATTGGTATGTTATTTCCGTGAGAACATGATGGAGTTAGGTTCGTGGGAATATGAGAACACTCGTAAAGACTTTGTCGAGTCTCGTAGATTGAACAAAGAACATGCCGACTGGCGTGCTGGTTGGAATGGTGTGTCTCCTGGAATGTGGACATCCCGTGAATGGTATGACTTCTGTACCGAAAAGGGTGGATCTGACATGCTTAATAAGTATCATCCAGAAGCGAATGCAGTTGCGTCATCACTTGAGGACTTTTTCTAATGATCATAATTATCCCCACTCACATGCGTGAGCAGAACCAGAAGTGTTACAACAACATGCCGCAGTTCGTTAAGAACATGACTGTACTTGCGGCACGTTCTGATCGAGTCGCAGAATTAACTAAATATAATCCATCAGCATGTATTATTGATATCGGTGAAACTGATGGTATCGCAGATGTGCGCCAACGTGTTGTAGACTACGCTAAGGATGAAAAGGTTCTTATTGTAGACGACAGTTGCGTATTCATGCAACGTGATTCTGACCTGAAGTTATCTGAAATCACAGAAGAAGGTTGGAAAGAAATGCTCAACATGGTTGAGACAATGTTGGATGATTATCCTTGGGTAGGTATCAGCGACCGAGGTGGGAACAATCGAGTTCCAGAGGACTTTAAAGAAGTGGCACGTTCGTACTCTTGTTATGGTATCAATCCCGTCACTATGCGACAACATGGTGTACGCTTTGACGGAATGTATCAAAAGAATAAAGAAATTAAGTTGTATGAAGATTTCTATGCGACTCTCGCACTACTTACAAAGGGAGTAAAGAATGCCGTTATTTTCAAATATGCTTTTAATCATCCTCATGGTAAGCCTGGCGGCAACTCGGTGTTCCGAACAACCGATTTACAAAGAAAATGTTTGGAAGCACTCGCATCAGAGTTCCCTGGTTATGTTAAACTGGTAAAGAAGGAAGATCCTTCATGGGTTACTGGTAAAGGTGATAAGTTTAGATGGGAAGCGATTATATCATGGTCTGAAGCATTTAAGAGTGGGGGTAACTCCTTGGAGGACTTCTTTTAATAAATATAGTATTAGGAGGAATTTGAATGGCTAACTTA